ATCAATTGTGGTGCAAGATTTTTTGAAGGTTCAGACAAATATTGTATGAATCCTTCAGTACCATCTTTAACATTTTTATCGAGTTCGTTGAATATTTCGTCAAACCTCTTTTCTACATTGTTTGGTTTACCAAATATTACAACCGCAGGAGTATCAACATTCAAATTACCTTGAGTATAATTTCTCTCCAATTGCCACTGTTGTCTGACAGCATTGTTATATTGGTTTACTGTTTCTTTATTTTTATTAACAACCGTTGTAAAATAATTTTGTGTTTCATTCACAACTTTTTGCATAAAGTCACCGTAACTTATTACACCTGTAGTTACTTGATTACCAGAAAGAATTGAACTTACAATATTCCCAATAGTTGAGTTATTGTCTTGTCCAGTATTCGTACTTGCGTTGTTTACACCAGGTATTGGAGGAGGAACTTGACCTGATAAGAAAAATTGGTCCAATATTTCGAATTTCTTAATATCTCCTGTATCCGTAGTATCCGCTCTATCATCATATATTTCAGTGTTCGCATAGTAATTGAAGGTCAATGCATTTTGTAATTTATCAACAGATTCTTTCAATCCACTACCACCAACAAAGTTAAAGTTTAATGTTATGTTTGCAATCATCGGCTGCACTCCAATCCCTTCAGGATTCAAATCAAGTCCTTCGTATGCTATTTGTAAGCCAGTTGGGATAATTTTTGTATTATAAAAATCACCCACTCTCATGACTAACACAGGTGGAGCACCAAATGATGTATTCACTGCGTTGTTGTATTCAAGTGTAGGTTTACTTTCAGGTGTTTTTTGTTTTATAGTAGGAATTGTATCACCAGGTCTCATACACTGTTGTAAGAACGTCAATCTTGAATTCAATCCTTCAGGAGTAATTGAATGGAAGGTTGGATGGAAAAACTTCAACTTGTCCTTCAGATTGTCATAAACCATAGGGGTTTCAGCTTTGATCGTTTCAAAGTAATCACATTCAGATAATAATGCCCTCACCACTCGTTTGGTTATATTATCTCTTGGCTTCCACTCATCAACAACTTCCTCAGTTGTAAAGGTTTCTGTAACGACATTGCCAACCAAAACATCAATTCTATTTGGTTTTGGATCGGATTTCGGAGCTTCTATTGTTGTTGACACATTTCTAATAAATGCTCTTCTACATGCCATAGCATTTACTGTGAAAATTTCTTTAGAATCTGCACTAGTATCTCCACCCGAAGCACTCGGGTCATTATCAGTACAATTGAATGTTCTTGGCATTGGTGTTAAATCAGTAACACTATATACCCCTTCTTTAATTGGTGCAGATTGAACTTGAGATGAATTTGTGGCTCCATCTCCAATGGTAGTTTGTTCACCAAGTGCTTGACCACCCAAAATTAGTAATCTTTGTGGAGAGGAATTAACGTATTTTGTGAGAGAGGCGTTATTTTTGAAAAACTCAACCATTGACCGAATCCTCCTTCCAGATAATTCTTTGTTGTAGGAAATTGTTGCAGGTGCCGAACAACTTGAATCGATATTGATGGTTATTGTTCCTGGATTGTCTTTATTTGTATCCAAAATTTTAGCTAACTCGACACAAAATTGTTCCGCAACTTTAAAATTTGGAGTTACGACAGTATCAAAAAATGAGGTTGTTGCATCTCCTTTTGATTCTTTACTGTATTTAGTTTTGTTTGATGGTGTAATGTATTCATTGTAAAGGGGAACATAGCTAGTACTTCCTTCTGGTTTTGGGTAGTCATTTTCAAAATACAATCCTAAATTAACGTATTTATCTAATAATGATTGAATTTGATCAGTCACAGAACCTTGAGACAGGGGTACGTCCGCTCCATTTGGAGAATTATATCCAGTCTCAATGGTCTTACGTGTATACTCAATTTGTTCTCGAGTCATTTCTTTAGAAGAAATTGCCTGTTGTAACTCAAACAAATCATTCGGATTAACTGTAGCATATTTCTTTGCCAACTCATAGATATCATATTTACGACATCCAGCGAAGAAAGATTCCAAAATACTATCAATTCTAGTTTTGTTTGTCTCGTTTGCTAAAACTTTGTTTACGATCACATTCAACACCGATGGATGGTCAACCACAATTTTCCACTGTAGAGTTCCTCCTCTCGAACTATTTTTATAAGTGTAAATCGGTTCTGGTCTTCCCAAAAAATCTGTAGGGTTCCAGTTTGCTGTGACGCTTTCACTGAATGTTAATCCATATGGAGGAAACCACATAACTCTACCACCATTCGGTCCTCTTTCACAAACAGGTAAATCTGCAGTAGAAAATCCTGGAGTACTAGATGTTCTCCAAGCCAAATTTTCCAAAGAGAACATATACTTTTTTGCATAAGCATTCTCATCATTTCCAATAAGATTTGATGAATCTTGTCCTCCTTCTTGTTTGTTTGGAACAATGTTAAGGTTATATGTTTTGTCCAAAACCGAATAGGAAAATCTTCTTCCTTCGGTGGTTATACCATCAACCTTTTGAAGATCATTATATTGTAAATAAGGAACGTCCTTCGCAAAAACTCTACAATATTCTGTTCCTACTTCTTGTCCTATATCACCCACATATCTATAAACTCTTGATCCTTTTGTCATTTCTTTGTATCCGTCATTGAATACTTTACTGACTTGATCAATGGCGTTCCCTACGTGTTGTAATCTTCTTCCTCCTTGAGGTTGGCTATCAATGAGTCGTTGTGTATCATCTAATATCGATCCTTGTCTAAACTCATTATTTACCGACTCTGTAGTGTTGTATGATGATGGTCTAAAATCTTCATCTTCATTTGTAACTTCTCCATTGATCCCTACTTTTTTACCAGCATTACCTCTGTATTTAGGAGAAACCCAAGTGAATCCACCTTCGATTCCACCACCATTACTATAGGTTGGTCCGTTAGCGCCTAATCTAACGGATTGGCTTGGCCCCTCATATAACTGAGCAAGTTCTGAAGGACCATAAACTGGTGATTGTTGTTCAACACCATACTGATTTACAGGTACCTCACCAACTGGAGAAAATATCTGTGATGGATTAGACGTGATGTTCCCAACATAAAAATTACTATTGTCGGCTTGTGTACCAGTTAAAATACCTCCAACTCGATCCAAGAAGGTTCTCGGATAGTTTGGTTTGTATTTGTTGAAGTCTATGTTTTTGAATAAACGAGATCTCTGACCAACACCCATGTTGTTGAACATGATCTGAGATCCAGTCTCTCCTCCACCCATCAATCTATTGAAGAACTTACCAACACCACTACGTCTAAAAGCGTTTGTCAGTTGTTGTATTGTTGTCTGAGGACCAGGATTGATGTTAGGATCAAAGTAAGAACCAGGTATAGGGGAAACAGGAAGTATACTACCACCTAAACGTAATGCAAAATTTGTTGCAGCTAATATTGGATTAGCCGTTACTGTGATAGTATAGTTAGGTTCTATAATCGGAACTACACCTGTGAGTATATTAACAAGATCAGTTCCGCTACTAACATTTAAAGCATTGACTCTTCCTAAGGTATCTTGACGTATTTGTGCGGCAATTCTTTCTTCAAATTCTTTTCTCAGAGTTTGTGCTCCTAATCGAGCAATAAAAGAATCTTGACTCACAAAACCGTTACTTCCACTAGGATTAGGAGACAGTAATATTGATAGAGGACTATAAGTCGAAGAAACGAATGTCGTTGGATATGGTTGGTTGTTATATTTGTTCGTAGCTGGAGGTCTATTTATAGAATCAAAGAATTCAGCACTATCTAATTGTAACTGATCACCATTAGAAAATACGTTCAACGGTTTCCATTTTTGTGATTCAGCTATGGATTGTCCTACAATATTTGCGTCTTGATACCCATACTCACCTTCGTTAGATTTTGTATTCTGTAAAGCTCCTGGATCAGGAACTTGTTCGTATCCACCTTCATTACCGTATTGGTTTAGTGGATATAGTTTGTTGGCAAATGAAGGTTCGTCAATCAATTGATCAGGACTATCCTGAACTGAAGAATCAGATTGGATATATTCTGTATTGATCGGCTGTGTTGGTCTATTTGGAGCCTTAGCATAAGGGGTTAAATTCCTTACTATAAGTTTTTTTCTAAAACCTTCTGAATTTACAAAATCTAAAGGACTTGCCATTTATATTTTTTTATTATAAATAGGTCGGAACCAATTTTTATTTATTGAGACCCACCAAGATATTGAGTGGCATTGTTCCCCATAGGATCATTCTTCTTGACAATATTTTGAACAAAATTCTGAACTGCCAACGAATTGAATTGATCTGTAATTTGTTTCGTTATTTGTTCCCTTTGTGCTGGTGTCAAATCACTAGGTAAATTGTCGAATTTCACTTCAATTTTTATTCCTCCCGCCATTTCAACTTTCGTGTTTTGACCTGTAAGTTGTGACGCGTAAGATGTGAGACTTTGATTCCCTGATATTGGTGTCTGTCCGCCAGTAATAATTGAAGAAATAGGTTGATTTTTGATATTATCCTCAGTTGTGAATTGACTTTTGACAGTGTCAACCATTTCTTTAGTTAATCTCTCCACCATAGATTGATCTCCCAAGTTTTGACTTATTTTTGTAGCCGCCTCTTCTAAAGATTTTTTAACACTAGCGTCAATATCCCCTAATTGAGTTCCCGCTCTTTCTAAGTAGTTGATAACATCTTCGGTCATTCCAACCTTATCATCTCTTAAATCGTCGACTAATTGTCCTAAATCTTTAAGAGCTCTTTCAGTTTGTTTTCGTGTACCCTCGGAGGATACTAATTCAGATCCCGCTCCAGTAAAGGTAGTCAAAGCCCTTCTAGCCCCTTCTGTTTCTTTTGTAACTTGTCCGGAAGTAACCACTCCACCTGTCAAAGCTTCCTTGATTGCCTTAACGTCACCCATTATAATATCTGTGGTAGACATTTGCGCTTTCGCCAATTCCTCCATAGTTTTTGGGCCCTCTCGTTGTTCTTTAATCAACTTATCAAATTCATCTTGTGTAATTTCTGAAAGTCTTCTGGTTTGTTCTATTCCACTTTCATCTCTTAGTTTGACTTCATACTGACCACCTTCACCCATTCTTGCGATGTTAGCCAAATACATTTTGTCTTCTTCTTTGATATTAAGTCCAGCCTCTCCTACTTGAGAAATTCTTTCGTCCAATTCTGCCGCAGCCAATCCCATTTTTGATAGAGACCCTGTTGCCAATCCCGCTTCTTTTTCCATTTCTCTTAACACCAATACTCCCTGAGGATTGATTTTAAAAGATTGTGTTTCTTCATCAAAATAGGTGAATTGTTTTGATACATTTGCCAAACTATCCTGTAAACCAGATGGATCATTGATTGACGCATTCATCAAAGCGAAAGGATCAACCAAAGTTCCAGCTGCAACACCCAACCTTTGGAACGCCGCTGCAACATCAACAGCACCTTGAGGATCTAATACCTTTTCCGCTAATGTAAAAGTATTAAACATATCAAATCTCAACATCGAAGCTTGAGCTGCCATCTTCGTGAGACCTACAACGCCACCTTCGAACTGATATCGGTTCATCTGCTCCATGTTGTTATTAACATCATTCATCACAGCTTTGGCGTTACCTCCAACACTTTGAATATACTCTACTGATTTGTTTAAATTTTCACCAATTTTATCAATTCCGATTCCGACATCCAAAAAGGATTTTGACAACTGTTGAGCCGATAATCCAAGAACTTTGTTCGCGGCGTAAAACATTTCAACTTCTTCTGATGAAGCAACAACATTCCTTCTTGATTGATCCGCAACATCTGCAATGATTTGTGAAACATCTTTAATTCCACCACCCAATCTAGTAACATCAGGAAGTGCGTCAGCTAAGGCTGTCCTGAGTTCACCTATTCTTTGTCTCCCTTGAGTAAAAGTTCCGAGTAATTCGTTGGAAGCTTGGGCTATTGCATCAAATTGGTCTTTGAAAGATTCGACTCCTACGTTGAACGAGTCCAAAAGTTCCTTTTTTATTTCGTCAAATGTTTTTTGATCGGCCATCTGTTAATTGTCTGTTTTATATAAATACGAAAGGGACTGAATTTTCAGTCCCTTACATTTTCCTTAACCCATTTATCCAAAATATATTTTCTATAAAAAATAGGTATGTTCAAAAAATCACTATAACTTATGTTAAGAAGTTTAGTCAAATAATAAAATTCATCTATTTGACCTTTCCTATAATCAGAAGAAAGGACGAAAAAAGTCCACCCCGAAACCAACATTTATTGTTAGTTTTTCTCCTGAAGGGGTTGTTACAGTTCTTTTTAAATCTAATTTAGGTTCGTTTTCATCCAAATATTGTCTGATATATTTAGAATCAGCAATAGGCATTTGTTCAACAAACTTTGAAATTTCGGATTTATCTGTTACCCCATTTATTTCAACAATTTGTTTATTCAATCTCCATGTTACTTTTGGTGCGGTTCTCCCTTGAGGGTAACTGTCCACCATTTTCTGAATTTCCAAAATTTCACCATATGTTAATGGTTTTAATTTTACGTTCATTTCTGACTTAGGCAACTTTGTAGAAAAGAATCCTTCTTCATTTGGTTTTTCTCCTTTGGAAATATTCAACTCTGATAAGCTTACCGTCGTTTTGAAAGATTTTTTTGTGTCAGGATCGGTTAAGTTGAGTTCCATATCGGGACCGAATGCTGTGTTTCTAAGGAAGATTAAAATTGCTTCGATATCCCCTTCCAATAAATCATCAACCTTGATGTCAGGTTCGTAAATTTTTGACCTTAAAAGTATTGAAGTCATGTCCGCACCACCAGCCATGATTGTGTTTTCATCAGATGCTGTCAAGTATCCAACCTTTATCGCCTTTTTTTTGTTTTTATAAAAAAGTCCTTGGCTTGGTAAAGGAACCACGTCGTGTGGTAAAGTTAATTGGGATTGTCCGTATTCTCTTGATTGATTGTCCATAAAATAATAACCGTAGAGTTTTATTCTCTACGGTTAAATGTAAAAGTTATCTATAAAAAATAAATAGAATTTAGATGTTAATATACTAGCACACAACGATCAGGTCTCATAGAGCAAGTAATTGTTGCTAAACCGTCTTGAGAGTAGGACAACTGATTGAAGTTAACGTCTGTTAAGAAAACTCCGTACAATATCCACTTTTCTACAACAACTCCGGTTGGGTCCAACATTTCCAAGTCCACATCTTTCTTATAACCCGCAGCATAACCCAT